ATGTTATTCTATAAGAGAAGTATAAGAGAAGGCGCGGAGGCGCGGAAAGGGTTGAAGATGAGAACAATGGATACTATTAAGAATAAGCTTGGAGCAGAAATGCCTTGGGAATGCGGTTTTAATCACATGGATAAAAAAATATTAAATGAAATACGCTTAGATTTATCTTTACAAGAAATTTATAATTTATATTGTTTCTTACATAAGGAGAGATATGGCGATGAGCTTTATTTAGAAAAGTTAGTAAGAAATAAAAATGGGGCTTATATTGAGTATGATAGTATAGTAGTAGATATGAACCCTAGGTATTGTTTATTGATAGATGCTTTATTAGAGGTTTTGATTGTAGGGCCAACGTGTCAGCAGCGTTATGATATGTATTGTATATGTCACTTTATTATGGAAAAAGAAGATTTTTATACGGAAAATATAGAGCCAAGCTGGTGGGAAATGTAAAGGGGATTATGAATCCGTTTATAAGGAATCGTTAGAGCTTGCTGGGTTAATTAGTGGTCATGAAATAACGTGTCAGCATTTTTACAGAAACGATAGAAAAGCGGCCTATCGTGTGTATGTAGATGGTGGTGTGTGGGTAACAGAACGAGTGTATTAAAAGAGGGCATTACGCCCTCCTTTTAATAGGAAAGGAAGGTTGAGGCTTTTCCACCTAAATACGCGCCCATAGAGCGATACGTAATTGGGTTATTTGCATGTACGTTATCCCCGTCCGTGTAGTTTTGGAAATATTTAGATATATTCCAGTCTTGGAAGGAAATATACTTAATGTATAAATCCTGACAGATTTTTTCTAACGTTTCGTCCAGTGTTTGAATGGAAATGCCGTTGGGATAGATACCCGTAAATACATTTTCTCCGCTTCGTGCTGAACCGTAGTTGACCGGAGGAACACTCACTAAAATGATTTGACATTGACGGTTGCTGGTATTGCGATAATTATTCAGCTCTTTTACCGCCCCGATAATACTGCCGTCGTTGGGTGTGCTGGCTTCTGTTCCTAATGGAAAGCTGTCGTTTAAGTCGCTTAACCATAGTTGAGTTAAGAGGACATCGTAATTGGATAAGTTTATTTTTTTAATGTTGGTTAAAAAATTGCCGCTTCCTGCGTCATACAATAGGCCGGTAGAAGAAATCATTCTATGTGTAATGTTATTTTTCGGAATATTGATGCCAGACCCAATGAGAGCATAAGGCGCATTATAATATTCGGTTAAATGGTCGAATACTCCATCGAGCCATATCGAACCGGTTAAAATGGAATTTCCAATGCTATACATGCGTCCAGCACTTTGTTGAGGTACTTTGTCCCATGCTCCCCAGTCTCCGCTTACGTTGCGATATCGCATGTAAATATTGGTGGGATTGAAGAGCTCCACAAACTGTTGTACGCCAACCGTTGTTGTGGTAGACCCATAGGTAAATAAGAAACCGGCAGCTCTGGTTGGCACGTTCACGGGGGTATTTGGCGAGACTGCATAAATGGATTGCGTACGAGCTCGATTCGCATCACTGATGCTGCCTAAATAGGTCATAATTGCATTGCCGCTGGTTTGTTTCCAGGACGACCAAGTCCCACTGGCAGCGCGGTTACGCATATAGATAGTAGAGGGATTCAGTAGCTCGACAAACTGTTGGATAGCCACAGAAGAGGACGTAGACCCGTAAGTAAGCAAAAATGCTGCGGCGGTGGTTGGTACATTGGTAGCTGCATTCGGGGAAATGGTATAAATGGATTGAATTATGGCTGTGTCCGGGTCAGTCATTTTGGCACTGTAATAGGTCAGTACATTAGATAAATCACTTCCATAGGTAATTCCGGTGTCATAGAATGCGGTACCGTTCCACTGATAAATATGCGAGTTGCTACGTAAAATATACATTCGCGAGATGTTATCCATTTCAGAGACGGAATCGACGACTAATGGCGGTTGTGTTGCTAGGACAATCGGGGTAATAAGTCGGCTGAAGGTTCCGTCTTGTACCATTTCATCTAATTTGTGGTCGATTTCGGCCTGTACGTCCAGATTATCAAAGTAATTTGTAATCCATTCTTGTAACTGCCTCCACACGGCCATCAGCTCATTGTATTTGTTCGTCATGTCCGTTTCAAATTGTTCGGTATCGTCGGCTAACCCATTGAAGGCAGCTTCTGTTTCCTCCATGACTTGATTCAATTGCGCGATGACTTTGCTTAAGAGCTCATAGTAGCTGAGACTGTCATCATACACTTGTGGTAGTACATTTTGTACCCAAAAGCGAAACGGTTCGAAATGTAGTGAATATTTTCCCATAAAATCCTCCTTTAATATACTTGCATAAACAAATCAGATAATTCATTATATATCATTTCCTGAATATTTATGATGTTTCTACGATATTCGGCAATGAGCTGTCCGTAACTGCGACTGCCAGACAAACCTTTACGGGTGAGGGTGGTATCCTCTTGATGGATTTGCTTTAGCTCGTTTTCGATATCTAAATGGCTTCCCCCATCGTTTCCGACGGTTCCCGTGGTGATATTTTGACTGGTATCGTTCGCGATTTGAGTGCTGTTTGTTTCACCGGCATCGGACGCATAATCCGTGGTTCCTATTTGTGCCTGCGGAAAATCACTGCGCACTTGATTTCCGTGACTTGCATGGTCTTCATGTAATTCTCCGTCGGTTTGGCTGTTTGTGGTTGTAGTATCGTTATGCGTTCCAGTTTGCGTGCCTTGTGTTGTATCTGTGTTATCGTGATGCCGGTCAATCACTTCGGTGAGGTTTACGTCCATCAGCATATCATACTGCTGTGTGATGCTTTTATGGAGGTCTACATAATAAGGCATTATCGTAAACATACGGTCACGTAGGAATAATTTCCAAAGGGCAATGGTTTCTGCACAAATTTCCCGCATGTAAAAGTGGCGTAGTATATTGACGTTTAGAGACTGTTGGTTTTCCTTTAGCTCCTGCGCCGTATCCCCCCAGATGGGATAGTTAAAGTTGAAAATTTTAGGAGCCGCTGCTTCCAGCATCTCTTCTATATTTCCGTTATTTCCGGGTGTATTTCCTGCATAGGTTTCTACAATCCATCGGACTTGGGTGGTATATTTACTCACTTTCCTCACCCCCTACTCCCTTGCTTTTTGGTTGTTCTGGGGGTTTGAGAGATGCAGAATACACATCAGGGCGGTTAATCATTGTGATTAAGTCGGAATTATATTCTACATCAATATCCCAACCAAACATGAGATTTGCCTTTTCGCAAGCGTCTTTTCTGGCGTTTAACATTACATTGCGGTTGGCTTCGATGCTTCCGTATTCCGCTTGGCTTTCAAACATATTTTCTCGTTCCTTTTTCTGGCTCATGGAATTTTCGATGCCTAAAAAGGTCAGTGCTTCTTTCATAATCAGGTGCTTTTCGATTTCCAGCTTATCCGTAATATACGGGGCGGTTAAGGGAATTGCGAACACATCTTCTGGGGAGAAACTTTTATCTACAAAAACGTTGGATTCGTTTCCTTCCATATCCATGAGGATATTTTTAATCGTCAATTCCTGCTGTGGTGTAGTTCGAAGTAGGTAAGGATTTTTCTGCTTTTGTAAATTGATATCTATGGTTCGCTGTACATCAGCCATACGATAGGCAAACAAGCGTAACGTTGCGGCTGTGGGGCGTCTGGTGTAATTGTTAAAGCACAGCACACTGTCGTTGCTTGTGCGATTGCAGCGGTATCCATTGCTCGCATAGGCTTGCCTTCGTATGGGTATGTTATATACGTCTAACGGCCCGGTGTAAATGCAAGGAAGCGCTAGGGGGCCGACGATTTCATCTTCGAAAAAGAGAGCTGCCCCTTGTTCATACAGGGTAATTTCCAACCAGCGCTTATCCATCGTAGGAGGAAGGTTCTTCCAGATAAATAAGTTTAACGCCAGGGACTTTAAGCGACTGTAATAGTCGATAAACGTAAGCTGGTTCATATACGAGCTATTTCTCATTTTTATGAAAGAATTTTTACGTTCCTTTTTCCCCATTAGCTATTGTCACCTCCTACAATGCTATTGCTTCGTGTATAGTCCCCCACATAGTCTCCATGCCAAAATGTAATACCGGAGTCAAAGATGCTTCGAATCTTTGCCATGTCGTTAAAGGGGACACTTCCTACAATGACGCTATCAATCGTTTTCACATAATTCCAACTTTGACGCCCGGTAATGTTAGGCACTTTCAGACGATGGGTAGCGTAACCGTACATTGAGAAAAAATCGTCAATTATTTTTGCGTATTCCGCTTTGATTTGTGCACCATAAAATCTAAAATCTTTTAATCGGCTGGCGGCTTGCACTGACGAACCTTGGGCACCGTTTGCCTGTGGGGGTCTGCTTTGTTGTACTGTAATCTCACGCAAGCTATTAAATACGCCTTGTGCCCCCATAATCACCCCAGGCATATTTCCTAATGCTGCACTACCAACCATTGTAAAGGCACTGCTAATCCCCTGTACCGCAATGTTGCTTCCGTTTTGTGCCAGCCATGCTTTATAGGCGTCAATATTATAACAACATTGAGGGAATCCGTTAAGCCCCATTTTTTCATTGATATTTTTTGTTACCCCTTTATAACTTAACGGGTACAAAATAATATTCGGATTCGGAGTAATATCGCCCGTCATTTCAAACCCACAAATATTGGTTGAAAAATCTTCGTAACGAAAGTCAGCACTATTTCCTTCCCCATTTTCTACATATAAGAAATTGTATGGGTGGACAAAAAGTTTATTATTTTTAGGTACATAACCTGAAATACTACCATACTGTTTTTCTTTTCGAATGATATATACAGGGGGAACCGTATAGGAAGGGTCGGCAAAACTTGCTGGACTCATGGCAATGGATACAATCGCATCACTTTTATTTTGTTCGGTAAGAGAGATAATAAAATTGTTTAAGTTATTGATGCCTGAGTTTGTAGAAGGAAATGAAAAAATATCTGCCCCTGTATAAATTCCCCCAATGACTTTTCCTGTTACGTCTGTCCCATCTTCAGCACTAGTAGAAAATACGTTATAGACGTAGGAGTCCATCTGTCCACTATTTCCTAAGTCTAAGAATACATACTCACCTTTTTCTAATCCCTCTGGAATTGTGTTTGCGCCAATGGCATCATTATTGGTGTGCTCACGTTCTACATAGCATGGTTTGACAGTGTAATTCGGCCACCAGGTTTGCATCACATCAATTTCAAAACTGATTTCCGCCATATGGGCATTGCTAAAGTCAATGGCTGTAATAAAGGCATAAAACCATTTCCCTTCATAATTCGCATTGTTCCAACAGATATAATTGCAGTCATATAGATGGTCTGCCGTTAATCCGACTTTAATTTTATTTTGCATACGTACTGGCGTGCACTCGGTCAGCTTATACTTTTGCTTACTCATAAAATAGGTTAATTGAGCGCTGGTACTGGCAAACGTCAATGTGTCTTTGTAACTATTATCGAGCGGAACGTTTCGTAAAATATAGATGGTAGTATCAGGATTGATATAGGGGATTACTCGCTCTTCCATGTTCCTTACCTTTCATTGGAGAAGGCAGGTAGGAAACACCTACCTGCCATTGGTGAAATATAGAGAAGTCAAGCTATTAAGCAATAGTGACTGTAGCCGTTCCCTTAATTGCAGGATTTGCAAGCGACGTTGCGGTTACTGTAATCGTGCCTCCAGCTTCCGCATCGCTGTGAACCATGAGCAACCCTCCGTCGGTAATGTGCCATTTCCCTTCATTGACCGTCCATTTAACCCCTTGCATTTCAAAGCCGGTGGTTGTGGCTGTATAGGTAAATTGCAGCTTATTGGCGGGGGTAATTTCTGCGGTAGAGGGGGTAACTGTAATCGCCGTAATGGAGCTGGTTTCGGTCGTAAATAAAATGGCGTTGGCAAACGGAGAAACGGAAAACGTTTTCCAAGTATGCAGCCAATAATTCCAATACAACCCTTCTTCTACGTAACGGGTATTCATTTCGAGCTTGTTATCGAAAATCATCATAAACTGCTCGTCCATGGCTGCCATTTTGATCGTTTTCAGTTTGGCAAGTTCCGCTGCCGTAAATAAGATATTGTCAGCAGGCTGACCAAGAAGCATATTCAGGCGTGTGGTGTCCCATTCTTCCCAGCTGTCTACCATAATCTGCCGTGCCTCAAATTCAACTTTCCCCATGTTGAAGGCTGCAGACAGTACGTCAACGTCAATGGCAGCCTGCATATCTGCAGAGACGATTACGACCAGATACCTCTTATCGGTAAAATTAGGTACCCCTGCGAAATTATAGTTGCTCGACATGAATCCCAGTCGATTGATAATACCCTTTACACTCTTAACAAGACCTTTTTCACTTTCCGCGTCGGTAACGTCCGGTATCGTAACTGGCTTAATTCCACCGTCCAGTGCTCTTCTTGCAATCAGATATTTCATCATTAGAAATTCATCGTACGCAGCGGACGTGTACATACTTTCTACAATGCGGCCGATTAAATCGGTGACGCCGTCCCAAGAAAGGAAGGCTGCGGATAACATAGCATCGGAAACACTGTCTTTATAAAACTGCTGGTAATTACGTACATGAAACGCAGCAAACACTTCCGGGATTTCCATATTGTCTACGTTCATTCCGGCCGTTTGAGGGTCAAACTGATAGGATTTTGCCAAGCCGACAAAGATTTCTTCGACGCTTTCCCCATATTCTATAAATCCCTTCATAAAAAATTTCCAAGGATTTTCATATAGGCGGCTTGTCACCCAGACGCGCCCGATTCGGTTAATCAGATTGTATAAAAATTGGTTTTGTAAGGGCTGATACCCCATGATAATTTTACCAATATTACGGATACTATCTATGGTTGCATCGGCTTTAGGAACCAGAGACTGGTATTCCTTTCCGTTCGTTGCCCGAATCTGGTTCATAATCTCAACAGAATTGGCTTTTAAGTTACTTTTTATTTCTGGCATTGTAGGCATAGTCAATACCTTCCTTTCTTATTCAAATAAATCCATCACATCTGTGGAAACCGGCTCTTCCGTATTTTCCAGAATCGTTGTGTTATCGTTTAAGGTTTTTTCAAAAATTTCCATTTCTTCCTGTAAGGTATCCGGAGTTTTTCCAAAGAAGCGTTCGGTATACCGCTGCTGTAGTGCATGATATTTCCCGTCCATTTCATTGTACCTCGCCTCCCAGTCGTCGGCTCGCTCCATATAGTCGTACTCATCTTTATCTTCGCCATCATAGACTTCGCCGCGCTTACGTAGTATTCCTTCACGCTCGTCAAAGTCATCTTTGAGACGCTGTAAGTCTCCTTCCATGGACTCGGTAAGTCCTCCTGTTTCAAAGATACGGGTAAGTAAACTCATATACCCATTTCGCGTTAATAGTGACATCTCATTCCTCCTTATAGTATAGCCCAGTCATTGGCAAGCATATCTCCTTGCGAGGCTAGCCAACCGACTTGTGTTCCTATGGTTCCATCGCAATCCCTAAATTCTTCGACGATTCCCACGGTAATGTATTGGTTCTTTCCATTCCAAGATGTTCGAGTTAATTTTTACCGTCACAAAGTTCAGCCATAGCCTCGCTAAACTTCATTCCGTTTATAGCTTTCTCATATAATATATCCATTTTTTACCTTTCTTTGGTAAGAGTCCCCCTAAAAACTCATACCATTGACGAGCATATTCCCCCCGGATTGGTTGGTCTGGGTCTAAGGGTCTCTCATAATTTTTCAAAAACCAATCAGCAAGGATTTTTGGGTTTTCATGGCTTTTCTTAAATTGTTCAAACGTAAACTTATATTCAGAGGTTTCGTGCCATTGTAATCCCATTTCTAACTCATAGTTAATACGACTACATTGTAATTCCCCTCTATAATAAGCCATATGGTTCCAATCGGCATAATTTAATAATTTTGTAGCAGGCGTCCACTGCACTAAACCTACGCCAACATCTAAATCCCCCACCGCTTCATTTTGCCATCGGCCCGGGTTTATCGTGCTTTCGGCTTGCATATTTCCAAGCATGGCAGCTACACTTTCTAATGTCCATTCATAAGGTTCCATGTATTCCCAAAAAGCCACAGCATTATTTTCCATCTCTTCTTGCGTTAAGGGAGATGAGATAACATATATCCAACCCATTATACAATAAACGCATCGTAACCGGCGTTACGTAACTTCCCCCGAAGAAGCTCAGCATTCGCTTTGTTTGCAAAGGCACCTACCTGTACGCGATAGAGTTTCTCTGGCTCCTTATACTTAAAAAACCCTTCGGCAATGGCCCGCGCTACTCGCTCCTTATTATCATCATACCGTTGCATATCCGATTTGTTGTCGATGAAACAGGCTTCAATGAGCACATAGGGAATTCCTTTACTGTAAAAGTAATTCATATTCTGCAAATCCCCTCGACGTTTGATTCCCCGATTTACAAATCCAAACGATTCCATATCTTTCAAGAACCCTTCGGCACAGCCAGTTAAACTCACACTGTCCACTTTACTGTGCATTAGCACTTCGGAACCTTCCGCCTTTCCGTTGAAGGCGTTGAAGTGTACCTCTACGACCCTGTCATAGTCTTCGTATAGCTTCATGGTTCCTACCTTGAGTTGACGGTAAAAGTTTTTGGTTACAGGATATACATCAGCATCTCGGGTGAATTCACTTACCATGCTGACTAAATCTCTTGCAACATCGGCTTCTTTTCTCCCACTGCCTACGGCTCCAGGGTCTGTTTCCCCGTGCCCGGCAATTAGTAATCTCATCGCATCGCCTCCAATTTTTCGGTTAGCTTTTCTACGGCTAACGTATTGTTATTAAGGATTTCTACTAACGTAGACACCTCTTTTTCGTGAGATAGCCGTATCTCATCAATCTGTTTAATATACCTGTCGCCTGTGTATTTCACGTAATATGCCATTGCAAAACAGGCGGTAATGGGAAATCCTAAACTTCCAATGAGCTGCGTAAAATCCACTTGTTTCACCTCCTAAAACTTATGTTGCACAATATCCTCTAATATATGTTTACTGCGGTAACTGTCGCAGTATACCATTCCTTGAGCATAATGCTCCATCAATATTTTTAAGATACCAACCCGGAAATTAAAACCAAGAAATATCGTTTCCTCATCATGGTCTTCCACAAGCAACGTGTAGATAACTGAACACGTTTTTCTCCACTGCTCCGATACATACAAAGACCGCTCCTTTTTATAGGCCCAGATTCCGTAGTTTTGCTTTTCATACCGGATTGTACCCACATAGGATAGCTTGCTTTGTGGGGGAAGCTTCCGTAAGAAACAAATACTATCGAGCATAAATTTGTTCTCATACGAGCTTTCAAAAAATCTTGTTCCCTTACTGACTTTAGCGAGCTTGGTTTGTAGCTTCATTTCCATAAACTCAGGAGAGGTTTCCACCAGCTCCATGCACACTTCCCCGTCTGCTGACTTATAATAGGTTCCTTCTTTTTGTTCGTATTTTTTATCAATGCCCCAAAACGTCGTATACGGATTGATGAGAGAAATCGCGTTCGCGGCTAAAATGACGCGCACTCCACTCCGGTTTCTTATAATCGTCTCTAAAAAATTGAGAAATACCGTAACCTCTTCTTTCAAATACTTTCTTCCACGCTTTTCCTCGAAAAGAAACTCATCAAATAAAATCCACTGGACTTTGGGAAACGATGCCGATTTGTAATCGTCAGCCACATTCAGAGAAAACGCATACCCGCAAATATCATACTCCATGTCTTCCACTGGACATTCACCAATACACTCACGACTGATATAATACCGGCTCCCTTCATTTTTAATATGCCGACCACACGCTTTGTTTTCTTCCATTAAGTCAGAAAATAATTCATCTTTTACACGACCTAACTCTTTTTCTCTCCGACGTAGATAAATAAATTGTTCCCCTTTTTTCAAAAATTTACGTATAAAAAGTTCCTTGCAGGCAAAGGTCTTTCCGATTCCTCGCCCACCAATCGTCATACTAATAAAAGCGTTATGGGATAATAAGGGCACTAAATTATAAAACATATGTTCTCCTATGCAAGAGAAACGTAAGAGAATAAGATTGTGTCCTCACACTTACCTCTGCGGCCCGCGGTTGCGGTTGGTCCCCGTAGGAAGGAATCTTATTTGTATCTTACGCTTCTTCTTATACTATAGTATATATAATTTTTCATACTGTGTCAAATAATTTTTCATACTGTGTCAAATAATTTTGAAGGTCGTTTCTTTTAAGATAACACCCCCATCAACAACTCGCTGCTGTAACTTGCCTGTGTATTCCACCCCGACATGAAAATTATCCCAAGTCACTTGGGAAAAGCACTGTTCGGGTAAACCTGCACAGGTAATCTTTTTATATAAAAATCCTCTTCCCTCTGGAACAAATAAATGAGCAGGTGTTTCTTTTTCAATACGCACTTCCATCTCTTCCTCAGTCACATACTCCAATTCAAGATAGCTTTTCGAACGCAAATATCTGGCTTTATTAAATTCTAATTCTAATTTCCAGGCCCCTAGCTTTACATTGTCTACTTCAAGTGTTTCCGGAAGATTCTTTCCTAATAAATGTAAACTGTCTGTATCCGCGTACAAAAAACGGCTATAATTTTGTTGTGCCGCACAAATCGTAAGATACCTTGCCCAAGAGGTTGTATACACAGCGACAGGAATATATACGGGATCCCTATATTCCTTCTCCGTCGTCTTGTATATTACTTTCCCATCTTCCAATACCGGATACTTTGAACGAACACACGGATTGAGACCAAACCTTCCGTACAAAGCATTTTGCATTAGTTTTGCAATCGTTCTCCGGCCTCCATTCTTCTCTAACGTGGCTTTCGTTTTTTCTTTCGTCCATTTCATTACATATTCATAAAATAATTTATTCGATTGACGGAATTTCCAGCCACCTTTCCACTCGTGAATTACTAAATCATAATGCTTCTCCATCAATTCTAAATCTAAATGCGTTACCCATAACTCTTCGGGTTCATCAACTTGCTCTAAATATTGGACTGGCGCATATCGGCCACTATTTTTTAATTGTATCGTAGGAACATACCCTTCTTTCAAAATAGCCGTAAAGGTAATACACTGAACATAAAGAGGGTATTCCGTATCATACTGGTATTGTTCGTGAAACAATTTTCCTTCCCCATAGGGCAGCATCATATAAGCCAACACATACGGATAGAGGCTATTTACATCTAAAACAATTCCTTTTCCTATATCTTTTCCCACATACTTCGGATTCGCATAAACAAATCCTCCTCGGTATCCTCTGCGAATGTCTGCATCATATTCCAGCTTAGGAAAATAAACATCAAATAGTTTTTTCCCCAGCATTTTCTTATAATCGGAAAACGCATTACTGGCCTGTGTCAATTTTCTCATACCCTGAGAAAACAGAATAAATAGCGCTTTTGCTATAATCTGCACATCTCGACGAATATAATCTTTTTCTTCTTCACTCATTTTGTACCCTACAGGACGGCACAAATTATAATCAATCTCTCCCTTTCCTTCTTCTAAATGAAACGCTTTTGCCACTTCTTTTACTTTCATCGGCAACACTTTCAAACTATCACGAATTTCTACCGTTTCATCAAACCCAATTTTCATAGAGTACCATTGATTCATATCACTAATGATAGCCGTAAATTCCCCGGGGTTCACTTTTTTCGTCCTCTTAAATTGATACCCTTGCCGCAGTAAATACGATACAATAAAATTTCCATCAAACTTCAAATTATGAAAATAAAATACCCCGCCTAATTCTGCCATAAGCAACATCGCTTCTTCTATCGTATCCCCATAATAAATTTCATCAACATTATAAATATTACAGCAGCCAAACCCCCACACCCGACAATCATCTTCATAATTATTCGTTTCAAAGTCGATAGACCATTGCCGTTTCATTCTCTATTCCTTATTCCTTTTCTTCCCCATCAGGAAACTTCTCTCTCAAATATTTCCATCGGGCATCTGGAAGGTTATAATCATCAAACGCTTGTCGGATATCTTCTATGTCAGCGCCCCGCTGATAGGCACGTTCTACTTCCCTCCAATACTCTAACACACGTGTTGCATTCTCTTCTTTTTCAAATAGTTGATAATAATAACCTATTTCAAACACCGGGTCAAAATAAACCGCTTCTCCTACTAAATCTAATGTCAAGGAAGATACAATTCTTTTTATTTCACCATATTCCTTTACATCTTTCCAGTAACGTTCTAATGCCGTTAAATAATTCTGTTTATATAGTTTATTCATTTCGTTATAATACTCACTTCGTAGCTGATTTTCAAACGCCTTGCGAAACATATCAAACATACGAGTAGATATCCCTTTTTCAGCTATCGTATAGGTATTCAAATTTTCTGTCTGAATGGAACGGGTATTTCCTTTTTCATAACTCACTTTCTTTTGCTTTTCTTTCTTTTTTGCATTCACCCTTCGTAAATCGCTTCGATACACACCAATTTCCCACTTCGTTTTTAATACATCATCACCCAATCGTTTTAACTTTTCATAACCAGGTTTCAAAAATCGAGAATAAGACGTTACCAACTGATTGAAACGTTTCGCATCGGTTTCTTGCATAAACTTATCCACAGTGATACGTTCCGGTAAGAACGGTATCATTTCAGGATTCGATTTAGAAAGTCGTGTCAACTTCGCATTAAACTGCCGCACTAAATTTATAACTTTCTTTTTCCTCTTCTGCCTTACATAGGCACTTACCTTAGCCATATTTCCCTCCTATAAAAATAGGCGGGTAGATACCCGCCATTTTTTATACAAGCTCAAATGTGAGTATGTTCTTGTCAACTCCACGATTTACTTGCTTTACCATGACTTCCACTGGTTCGTCCCACACGTCAGGTGTCCCCATTATCTGGAATAATTTCTTTACGGCACCATACACCCCCAAAGATACACATTGATAGCCTACACCTTTATCATCTATCAATACAATGCGAGGGGCGACTTGCACATGGCCTGTTTCATCATCGGTCATTTCAACCACTTCACAGTACACATTTTGTATCTTTACTTTCATGTTGATGCAGTCTTTCAAGTGTTTCTCTGGGTTGTTCATGGCCTTAAACAATATCTTTTTCTCTTCTTTCGTTTTCGGCTCAAAAGAAACGTACTGGGTCACCTTCTTTTCTGTCAGCTCATCAATGTAATTCTTCTGCTCATACATTCCTACCGGTAAATTCATGGTTTCCATTAGTTTGCTCCTTTCAATACGTCACTTAATTTACTGCTGTTCTTCAGGAAGAAATCGTCACTCATGTAACGCATTTCTTCGATTACCTCTAACTTTACCTTAACGACATCAACAAATCCAGCCTTTTTCAAAATTCGTCTGACATCATTGTCCGATAGAGGTTTCTTCTGAAACACTTCTAACACTTTCTCATCAGAACATTCAAAATTTCCGTCCTGTGATTCGCTCACCTCATAAAAGTGAATCCTTGCGATTTTAATTTTTCTCCTCATTTCTTATCCTTTCTATTATAAATGGTATGCAGCTGTGTATTTCCTCCTTTCTCTCTGCTGCTAATCCTTCCTTGATTACCTTTTGATACTTTCCATAAAGCTCCATCATAGAAGTAGTGGTACAAACGCTATCTGTATCTGCATAACTCTTTTCAAATATTTCTTCAACAATCTCACCAAATCTTATATCAGACCTACATAAATTTAACCATAACTCTTTCTCATATTGCCTTCTATACTCATCTTGCGTTTTATTCGCGGCAATACAAGCTCGGCCATAAAAGCTATTCAACAGTAGCTTCACTATCACTCTAAAATCCTCATCATAGGGCATATTATATTCCTTAGCGGCTTCAAAAATAATATCAAGAATATGTTGATATCTCAACAGTAATTCATATAAATTTACACTACGCATATATTACTCCTCCTCATATTCTCGAATTTCGGCAATGAAATTTTCATTCCAGCTTATAATAAATCTCTCACTTCCCTCTTTTAACTTAATGATAACCATTCCATCTGCTATAAAGATATAACATTCTTCAGATAACATTTTTAACTCGTTCAAATACTTAGGGTTATAAAGGGTATTTATAGTATCTGTCTCCGCAAACACCTTAGCTATTAACTGTTTCAATTCACTATACAGCAT